AGGAGGAGCATTGCTCTGTGCTATTCACGGTGCCACAGTAGAGAATACTCTGTTTGAGGATGGAGATGGTGCAAACACTTTCAAAGCGTTTGAACCAACCCAAGAAGAAGAAACCTATTCAATGGTCACTGCCAATAGGTTCTGGTCTCAGATCTTTGGTATTGCTTTTAGTAATAAGAGATGGTTGCACTTCTTTATGTTGTTTGTGCCTGTGATGGGTCTTTGGGTGTCTTCTATTGGTATCATCGGTCTTGCTCTTAATTTGAGGGCTTATGATTTTGTGAGTCAGGAGATTCGTGCTGCTGAGGATCCTGAATTCGAAACTTTCTACACAAAAAATATACTTTTAAATGACGGCCTAAGGGCTTGGATGGCAACTGCTGACCAACCTCATGAGAATTTTCAATTTCCTGAAGAAATTATGCCGAGAGGGAATGCCCTATAAACTTCTAAACATATAAATAGTATTACCCTGCGGTAATACTATGGTTTGGAATAAAGGATTAAAAAATGACTCTAGATGTAAAGGGGGTCGTCCAAAATCAAGTCTTTCATATGTCGGACAAACTTATGAAAGACTTACTATTTTAGAACAATATAGTGATAGTAAAAGTATTTACTTTAAATGTAAATGCGAGTGTGGTAATGTAAAAAATATTCGTAAAGACTCTATTATAGGACCAAGAGCAGAAACAGTTTCTTGTGGATGTAGATTACAAGAACTACATCAAGAAAGACGAGAGATGGGTATTGATGAAGTATCTGCTATATGGTCAAGAGCAAAGTATAGGGCAAAACGGAAAGGGTGGGAATTTACTTTACAGCAAGAGGATATTGTTATCCCAGAAACTTGCCCACTACTTGGAATACCTTTAATTTGTCATAGGGGTCAAGGTGGTCAGCAAGGAAACTCTCCATCAATTGATAGAAAGGATAGTAAAAAAGGATACACTCCCGATAACATTTGGATCATAAGCAACAGAGCTAACACACTCAAAAATGACGCATCACTACAAGAACTAGAACTACTCGTTGAGAACCTCAAAAAATTATGATACACTATACCAAAGGATAAAATTTTATGTCTTTCTGGGATGGAACAACTATTCTTCCAAGTTCTTGGTATTTGACTCAAACTCCACAATGGAAGCAATTCAGATATCAATATTGGAAAATCATAGAAATGAAAGTGTGTTGTTATGGATATGAAGTGAAGTGCTTATATTGTGGTTGGTCTGGAAAAAAAACGAAAGAAAAATACTTTTGTTTAGATCATATTATTCCATATACTACTGCACCACACCTTGCATTTAATAATAAAAATATTGCAATTTGTTGTAATCATTGCAATAAGGAAAAGGGAAATAAATTTTTAGATACAAGTCTTTCTGAAATTGTATTAGAACATCAACTATCAGTTTCCAACTTTAATAATTCTATATGCTATGAACTATGAACATCCTATTCCCACTAATCTACTTCACACTCTTTGCTCTGATTGCTGGGAGTGGGTTTGCGATGATGTGGGGCAACATCAAGTCTATCAATGAAGAAATGAGAAGACCAAAAAAACCCAAACATCCAGAGGCACCAAAGGAAGGTGACGAACTCTTATATGTTGACTTAAATAAAGAAAGATTAGAAAACCTTTATAACAAATAAGCATAAACACTTATTGCTTGTTATGTTAAGATATGCTAACATATATAATACAAATCTTAACAAAGTGATTTTATGATCAAATCTTTAGGACTACTATTATTACGATTGTGTATAGGAATATTTCTTGTACATCATGGGTTTGATAAACTTCATAACATAGAAGGGTTTGCTAAAACCTATGTCATCCCAATGCATTTACCCTTCCCAATCTTCCTGTCTCATGTGGCAGCATACTCAGAAATCATAGGAAGTTATCTTTTACTTCCTGGACTTCTAACCAGACTTGGAGCACTAGCAATCTTTGGTACAATATCAGTGGCAGTGTATCATGCCATTAGTAATGTTGGACTTAATCTATATGCCCTAGAACTTCTGGGTCTTTATTGGGGAGGAGCAGTGTGTATTGTATTGAATGGGCCAGGTAAGTTCTCTCTTGATTATCTGGTGCTTAATAAAATACTCAAATTGAAAACGGAAGGTTAAATCCAAAAATGGGGGGAAAAAATCTCCCCAAAAATTTTACTCCAAAGAGTTTTTCATAATAATAAATAATGACAGATGCTTTCCTAAATGGAACTCTATAATTCTTCTTCGGACTACTTGTTTAATTTACAAGCAACAAGTTCATCAGATGCAAAGAGAATGTGGAGACAATCAATCAAAGATAAATGGAAACACAAATGTGCTTATTGTGAAAGCACAGAATATCTAACAATAGACCATATAGTTCCACAATCCAAAGGTGGAAGTGATTTTCTTACAAACGTATTATGTTGTTGTAGAAGGTGTAATAACTCTAAGTCTCATATTAATTGGGAAGAATGGTACTCATCACAAGATTTCTTTACAGAAGAACGATATGATGTTATAATGAAATGGATGAAACCACAGACAAATTCCAATCTATATAAGTATAAACCAAGAATGAATACGTCAACTTAATGAAATCTGAAAGTTTTATGCCCTTATTATACGTAAGGGCATTTATTATCTCAAATCTAGCAATTATTATCCCTATTCTTTTTATCTTATGACTTTTACAGTTTATTCCAAAGATGGTTGCCCATATTGCAGTAAAATCGAACAGGTGCTACAATTAACAAACCTTGAGCATGTTGTCTACAAACTTGGTGAGCACTTTGATAGAGAAGCATTTTATTCAGAGTTTGGAGAAGGATCTACATTCCCTCAAGTCATTGTTGATGAAAATCATATTGGAGGATGTACCGATACAATTAAGTATTTAAAAGAACAAAAAATAGTTTGATGGACAATGAAGAAAATAATCTAAATAAAGATGAACCCCAGATGAATCGGGGGTTTGAGTTGTTAATTAGAGATAGGAGGAGAAGATCATTAGCACCAAAAACTTTTCAACTGAAGTTTGGTAAAATGATTTCTCTTCTTCGAAGAGAGATACACATTCACTTTGACTTTCATTTCGATATTCAGAAAAAGTAACTCTTGGAGAAAAAAAATGTTAGCAGTAGCACTCACAATCGGAACATTGGTTTCAATCTTGTTCTTTTTTGTAGGAGGAGTTGTTGGTTGGTTAGCAAGAGAAAATTCGTATCAAGTTCAACCAGTTTATACTCATCCAGAGATGTTTGACGAAAATGGGAATGTATTTCCCGATGAAATCCTAGCCGTGAGGTTCGAAAATAACTATGACGCAGACGATGACGACGAAGACGAAGAAGACTGAAACTCTTCCACCAAATCCTTTTGTTTTTGAAGTTTTGGAACTTGTTTCAAAACAAAGAAGTAATGTTAAAAAGGTTGAAGTGCTCAAAACTTATGAGCACGATTCCCTTAAGTCTATTTTGATTTGGAACTTTGATGAAACTGTAATCTCACTTCTTCCAGAAGGTGAGGTACCATATAGTGATATTAAAGATCAGAATATTTACTCTGGTAACCTTTCTGATAACCTGGTTAAACAGGCAAATGGTGGAGAAGCAGCAATTACACAAGATCTTAGTGGTGAAGGTAAGACTTCATTGAGAAGAGAATATCAACATCTATATCATTTTGTAAAAGGTGGTAATACTACACTTTCTACAATTCGTAGAGAGTCAATGTTTATCAATATCCTCCGTGGATTACATCCAAGAGAAGCAGAAGTTCTTTGTCTTGTAAAAGATAAAAAACTTTTTGATAAGTATAAGATTACAAAAGAACTTGTTTCAGAAGCTTATCCAGATATTATTTGGGGTAACCGTTCGTGAGATCAGTTGTAAACAGAGCAGAAGAAACAATGAAAGATCCTGAAAATGAAGAAAGATCTGTTGTTCCTGCACAATATAGGTGTGATATTCTTTTAGAGAAGACAACACTTGAAAAAGTGCAGGATCCATCCTTTCCTATGGATGCATATTTAATATGGTACCTTGATGAAGGTAAGGAGCATATTGATCTTTGTAGAACTCAAAAAATATCAAGTCTTTTTGATATGTATTATGATAAGTATGGTCCTGGATCAGTTCAAAAAATTGATTTTGGATACGGAAGAACTAACCCCAAGGTATGGGGATACAAACAACCAGAGAAAAAGAAAAAAAGATGAGTGAAGGTTTTAATGATGGGAAGGTAAAGGTCAATGTAAATGTTGATGAGATAGATATAATTCTCAAAAAATATAAAAAGTTAAATAAATATAAAAAGTCTGCTCTTTTTGCTGTGAAAACTATTGACGGGACTGAAAGTATTATCACTTCTCTAATCAAAGAAGCACAGGAGGATCCAGTAGTCTAATGGGAAAGCACTATCTACTAAATCTATACGATTGCTCTTTTGTTCTTTTGAATGACGAACAATTTTTAATAAAATTATTAGAAAGTGCGGCAATATTATCTGGGGCAACAGTAATACAAACAATATTTAAAAAATTTGATCCGCAAGGAGTTACAGTTATTTGTTTACTTGCAGAAAGTCATATTAGCATTCATACCTGGCCCGAAGAAGGTAAGGCAGCAGTAGATTTATATACTTGCGGTGATTCAAATCCAAAATTGGGTTGTGATATGATTATCGATAATTTGTGTTCAACAAACCACACTCTTTCTTACATAGAACGATGAATTTCGATACTGTTTTCATTTCTGATGTACATTT